ACAACAAGGTCAGCTCCTAACACCTGCCAAAAAACTACTCAACTATCTTCAAACTTTCTCAGTATGGAATGGGTTCTCCGGAACCAAAGACTTCCAATTCCTAATTCAAAACGACAAATTCAAAGTCAAAACTAAAACAAGATACGAATCAGGAAAAGATTCTACGAGAAACTTTGAGCATAGATTTCTAAACGTCCAGAACTTCCCCACACTTCCTGAATTTGAAGGAACGTCTGACTTTTCCCTTGACATCTGGGAGCTTCGTACAATTATACGAAACATCCTCAGAGTAATCAATCCCGAAGAATCTAGAGCAGCTCTAGCAGGAATCTATCTTGCGCTTGCTACTGGTAAAATCACATTAGCCGGTACAGATGGAATCCATATTCTAGAGTTTCAGGAAGAGTTTCCTTTTGAAGGAGACGATCAGCAGTTAGTTTTGGATTATGCTTTTGTTTCATCTTTGTTGAGTATTTTCAAGGATCTTGGAGAGGTTGAATTTAAGATCAAGGAGACCAGCATCATAGCGAAGAAAGATAATGTTACTCTCGTTGGTCGGTTGATCACTGATCCATATCCACAGTACACAAAGTACTTTGAAGATTACAGCAAGGAGATAAAACTTTCTAGAATAGAGTTTTTAGATAATCTTCTCAACGCTATTCCAGCGCTGAACCTAGAAGATTATAACAGATTAGTTTTAAAGTTTGGTACAGATAAACTTTACTTCCTATCTGATGGTTTCAAGAATGAATATATATTAAAGGATGTACCGAAGATCGAAACTGGCATGGAATTACATATGAACGGGTCACTTCTGAATGCTTGTATTGAGGCACTCGAAGGCAATGACTTGTTGATAAGGTATGAGGATAATTCTAGGCCATTAATTTTTGAATCTCCGGACCGGCCTTCCGTCAAGGCTCTATTAGTGACATTAAGGGATGAGTAATGGTACAGGATCTTTTCGAAACTGAAGAAGAACGCGAAGAAAAGAAAATCGAAAAGTATAGAGAATTCCTTATAGAAAAAGGTTTTAGGGTAGAAAATCCACCTAAATCCTTAAAATTTAATATAAAAACCCTTGACGAATTGATAAATTTCTTTTATTCTAGAATGTCTCTTAAACATCCAGACCTAAAATTAGTGAAGCGAAACTTCGGACGCGACAGGAAAATAGCGAGCGCGTTCGTAAAGAGTCGTATGGAAAAAGGTATAAACCGCCAGCGAGCTTATAGTGAGTCGGCGGAGCTTATTGAGATCCTTTTTAGAGAAGAAGAAAGATTTAAATTTAAGTATCCGGTTAAATCTATCGGTATCTTAGGCCAGAAGAACCTGCGTTGGGTTACAGAGAAATTAGAAAACATGTGGCTGCGAGAGAAGATCTACGAGAAATCAAAGAACCTACGCGAGTTCAATCAGAAATTAGAAAAGGCTCAGGAGGTCGAAGTAGAATTGGAACAACTTGACCGCGAAGACGAGCTAGAAAAAATCTTGAAGGAAATGGACGGTCATTATGGCGAAGAGCAAGAAATCTAAAGAAGAATTAAGTACGTTTGAAATAGCAAAGAAAGAGATCATTAAAAAGTATGGCGAAGTCATTTCAATGCTGAGTGACCATGAGGATATGGAGATTGAAACAGTCTCCACCGGTAGCATCGGGTTAGACGCAGCATTAGGTAGAGGTGGAATGGCTTTAGGTAGAATTTACGAGGTCTCTGGAAACACAGGAAGTGGCAAAAGTACTTTAGCATTCAGTGTTATTGCAGAAGCACAGAAAAAAGGAATGGAGTGTGCCATTATAGACGCTGAACACGCAGTGGACCCCAAACTTGTTAGAGAGATGGGTGTTGATGGCGACACTAAACTTATTCAAGGCCTTACTGGCGACGCCAATCTTGATATCGCTGAAAAAATTACCAAGACCGGTGATTTTGGTGTTGTGGTGATAGACAGTGTTACTGCTTTGATTCCGGAAGCTGAAGCCGAAGGAGACATTTCGGATAATTTTATGGGTCTTTTAGCGCGACTTATGAGTAAGAGCTGTAGGCGGTTTACTCCATTAGTAAATCGAACCAACACCTTGCTCATTTTTATTAACCAGTTCCGTATGGAAATTGGTAAGTTTGGAGATCCAAGAAAGACCACCGGTGGCGAAGCGATCCCGTTCTTTGCTACTGGAAGGATTGCAGTCGAGGGCGGCGAGTATAAAAGCTCTCGTATTATAAATCCACATACAGGTCTAGTAGAAGGTCACCACATGAAGTTCGAAGTACAAAAGAATAAGTTGTCCATCCCTTATAGGACAGCAACTATTCCTTTAATGTATGGTAAGGGATTTGATAAACATTGGGAAGTTGCTAACCTGGCAACCGATCTTGATATTCTCGTAAAGAAAGGTGCGTGGTATTCTTATGATGATAAGAATGTAGCTCAAGGTGAGCTGAACATGAGAGATTACCTTAAAGAAAATGACGAGTTTTATCAAAAAATAAGATCCAAAGTTTTGGAAATGGTGGGACTAAAAGATGAGTAAATTCGCAGAGAATGTTCACAGAGTTTTGAAGCAGATCTTCCCGTATTTTACTATAACACCGGAGTATTATATAAATTATAAAAATACTCGTTTATACTTTGATTTTTGGATTCGCGAGCTGAATCTCTTTTTTGAGGTACAAGGCCAGCAACACCAAGAGTTTAACAAACATTTTCACGGTGACGCAGACGGCTTCGTAGCTTCGAAAAAGCGTGACAACATGAAAAAAGAATGGATAGAAAAGTATGAACATCATCTGATAGAGATTTTCCCGAATGATAAGATCGAAAAGTTTCACATCATGCGGAAGATTTATAAACAGATCGGGTATGAGATGCCGAAGAAACGCAGAAGAAGAAAAAGAAAAAAGAAAAAGGTGGTAAAGCACGATGGCCAACATCAGAACAAAGGAAAAAACGTTAGAAGACAGCCGAAAAGATAAAGACTGTCAAGAGTTTACACCTTTGAATGATGGCACATTAACTGGCGATTGGAGATACTGCCAGTTATCTTTTGTTTGTCAGCAAATGCATCCTAATGAGGCTGGGATTCTAATAGGATGTATAAGCCATCATTTAATGGTAGTCGATCCAGATGATCCTAGTGATAAAATCTTCGCAGCATTTTGTACGGGCTGTTTGCCCAAAGATGAGAGAGATGACGACGAAGGTAAGTTTCAAAAAAACCGTTTGGTCATTGCGGGGGATGATTAATGAGTGAAGAAAAGAAAAATGTAATACAACACATGAACGAACACGCAGAAAAGCTTTCACTTTTTAAGATTGATACCGATGATAGTCTTATTGAGAAAGCCAAGAGCTTGCCAGTTCGTGAGTTGGAGACTATCGACAGCCTTACTTTGTCAAAGTATGTTATTGTTTTGTCTCAGTATTTGGTGTTTTTAACATCTCAAACAAACAAATCGAGAGTGATGTATAAAATTCATTCTAGAAAGTTTGATATGCTCTTATACAAAGCTATTAAAGGCATTCCAGGAAAAACTTTGACCGAGAAAAAGGCGAATGCTATGGAAGGAAACGAAGCACTTCAGTATCAAGAAGAGCAAATGCACATTTTTGATTTAGAAGTCGAGGTTGTAAAAGATATTGAAAAGAATATTACTCTTCTAGTTAATGCTATTAAGAGAGAGCTTACTCGTAGAGAAGCTGAGCTAGGGGCAACCCGTGTATCGAGGCGAGTGTAGGAGGCTACATTGTCGAAAATAAGAAAGCGTTCTGACTTCTGTGATCCAGGGTTAGAAAGACGCGCACTAACATGTGCGATGCAAGATAAAGATCATTTTCTGACTGTCATGGCAAAGACAGAGATCAATGATTTTTTAAGTGATGAACATCGTGTTTTTCTTAGTTTATTAAGTTCTTTGTATGGACAAGGCGTGGAGAAGTTTGATCCAGCCGTTGTTCAGACAGAGGCAGGATTGGCTGGCTTATTAAACAGTGTTGGTGGTGATGATTATATAGATTTGATCACCGAAACGCCGGTAGAAGCCGACAATTTAAATGTCTATATAACAAAGATACTAGACATTAGTAAGAAATGGAAACTTTATAATCAAAGCAATCAGCTGCGGAAAGATATATGGAACAACCGTGAACCAACAGAGGATAACAAGACGGCTTGGGATTTGATAGCTAGTGCTGAGAATGGGCTTCTAGATCTTAGTTTAGATGCTACTGCTCAGATTGGCCCGATCAACGTGGCTGATGGTATGGACGAGTGGTTTGAGAATAGGTTAACTAACCCTGTTCGTATTTCAGGTTTGTCTATGGGATTACCTCTTGTTGAAACATTAATAGATGGCCTTCGCAAAGGTGATTTATATGTTATAGCCGCGGTCAAAAAAGTAGGTAAGAGCGCGATGTTAATGAACATTGGCGCACACGTTGCTTATAAACTAGGCTTACCAATACTGACCGTTGATACAGAAATGCAGACCTCTGAAGGATCAGATGTCACAGAGCTTGGTAAGTTTAGAACACGCTTAGTTTCACATGTTTCTAGAGTTCCTGAAAGAAGGATTATGCATGGTCAGGTAGACGAGAGAGAACAGCGTCTTGTTCGAATGGGGATAGACATAGCAAAGAAGGGCCAGTTCTATCATCAGTATTTACCAGGATTTTCTGTGGATCAGGTCATCTCTCTTTTTAAAATGTACAAAGCGAAGCACAACATTCAACTTGGTATCTTTGACTACATTAAGATGCCGTCGAATGCGGATACAAAGTCGCAAAAGGAGCATCAAATCTTAGGAGAGTTAACTACTAGATTAAAAGATCTGGCAGGACAACTAAATATTCCTATACTTTGTGCGGCACAAGTAAATAGGTCAGGCGAAGTTGCTGATAGTGATAAGATCGAACGCTTTGCCGATGCTATTATGATCTTTGATTATAAGTCTGACAAGGAAATAGAAGCCACTGGACTTCAGGGTGGAAGGTATAAACTTATTATCCGACGCACACGCGGCGGCGGCGAAACACCAAAAGAAGGAATTTCTATAAACTTTAATAAGCCAATTTTAACACTAAGAGAGGCTGAAATTCAACCTCATAATTATGAAAACTGGGTTCATGGAGACGACTTCGGCGAAGAAGACTACGGAAAGGACGAGGGCTTAAACTTTGAGGAAAAAGAATTCTGATAGAGACACAATAAAAGACCTTATAAAAGAGTCTGTAGACCCTGAAGGGCTAGTCGCATCTCTTGGAGTACGCGTTTCTGGTAGAAACAGTAGAGAGATAAGAGGAACATGTCCAGTACATGGCGGCGATAATCCAACATCTTTTTGCTATAGACGAAAAACCAAGACTTGGATTTGTTTTTCGCATGGCTGCCACGAAGCATGTGGAAGGGATTCGATAGGTCTTGTGATGGGTGTTCTACAAGTAGGATTTAAGGATGCCTTAGTATATCTCTCTGGTCTTACTGGTATTTCTATTGAAGTCGACTCTGACATGGACGTTGGTTTGATTAGGCAAGACATAGAGAAAAAGAAAGCCATTGATAAATACAAAAAGAAAGCAGAAATATACATGCCACCAGAAGATGTGACCGAAGATCATCTTGAAAACTTTATAGAAATGAGAACCGACTACTTTAGTAAAGAAGAGAACGGTGGGTTTTCAAACGAAGTTTTAGATGAGTTTGAGATAGGTGGCAGTTACTTCGATGCCGCAGGGTTTAAAAGAGAACTTATTCCAATTAGAGATGGTAGTGGAGAGTTGGTTGCGTACAGCGCTCGCGCGCTACAAAAAAATGTTGAACCTAAGTACCGACTAACAAACGGATTTAAGAAAGATGATGTCCTTTATAATTTATACAAAGCTTTACCACACGTATCAGAAAAAACAAATGATACTTTAATAGTAGTAGAGGGATTCAAAGCTTTATGGGCATTATGGAGTCTTGATTATAGAAATGTAGTTGCTTGTATGGGAAGTCGAATTACACCAGGACAAGCCAGATTAATATGTAAATACACTAGGAATGTTGTATTAATGTTTGATGGTGATGAAGCCGGACTGACAGGTATGAAAGCTTTCGATGAGGATTTTGGACACAGAATAAAAGTAAAACAGATAAAATTAAACGACGATAAAAGTCCAGACGATTATCCGGTAGAGGAACTTTTAACCTTATTAGAAAACATTCCACATTAAGGAGGAAATTATGTCAGAAGAACAAACAGGTACCAATTTCGTACAACTGGAAGGTGAATTGCTATGGCCAGAATTTAAAGCAACTGCCACAGGAAAACTCTTTTGCAAATTCAAGATGGCTATCCCTTTCAAAACGAATGATGGCACAGTGCTAAAAAGCTATGTAAAATGTGCCGCTTGGGAAAGTGTTGCAGAAGCTTTGCAAGCAGTAGAGCAGGGTTCGTGGCTTAAGGTCACAGGCCGTTACAATGAAAGATCTTATGATGGAAAGTGTAAGCACTGCCATAGTGCTGAAAAGAAGTACTGGACTGAGGTAGTTATTGACAACTTTGTAACAGGAGCGTAAAATGTCTAAGAAAAAGAAAAAGGACGAGGAGTTAGAAGTCAAAGTAATAGGATTGCCTAGTGCTATTTTGCTTCCGGCCAGGCGTTATAAATTTAAACCAGAAGCAAAACACCACAAAATAAAAATTCCAAGAAAAGGTACCTATAAAGACATCGACCCAGAAACCTTTACTGAAAAAGACGGAGCCTTTGATTTCGGCAAAGACGATACTATTTTTATGCCAGCAGTTAACAAAGTGTTGTTCGCTACAAAAAAGTATCCAGACTTACTTGAGAATCAGGCTTTCGCGCTACTTGGTCTTAAGCTTATGAAGCGATCACTTGAAATTATAGGAACCGTTATCGAATTCTTGGAAGTGGAGGACGGCGATGGAATGTCCGAAATGTCAGAAGGATGATATCCTTGTTGAGGTTAGGGACGACGATGAGACATACATTTGTATTGAATGTCGTGCTTTTTGGGAAGAAGACATGGAAGTTTTAGGAGAAATTTCTGAAGAACAGATAACTCTTTACGCGAATATTATTAAATGGAACACTTTGATAGACGAGCTAGATTTCCAACTCGCCGCTACGCTTGACATAGAGAAGTGTGTTTTTTGTAGCAAACTTGCAATAAAAGACGGCGAAGATTATAAATGCCACGGCTGTGGCGGTAGTTGGAGTGTTGCGTGATTAAGGATTATTATAAGAGACTTGGCGTGAATAGAGACGCTTCCGCTGACGATATAAAGAAAGCATATAGGAAACTTGCGCGTGAATATCATCCAGATGTAAGCGACAAACCTGGTGCTGAAGAAAAGCTTAAAGAAATAAATGAAGCATATGAAGTGTTAAAAGATCCAGATAAACGCCATGAGTATGATAATCCGAATCCTTTTATTAGTCAAGGATTTAATCCGTTTAATCCACACATGGGTGGTTTTGGTTTTAAACACCGTACCCGCCCATCAGCAGATCATCCTAGAAGAGGACAGGATGTTAGATTTACTTTAGATTTGGGTTTAGGGGAAGCGCTGTTTGGTATGAAGCGATCTTTCAGCTATACCTACAGGAAAGCATGCACCGAATGTAATGGCATCGGTGGTATAGATTTAGTTAATTGTACTGGATGTAATGGGCAAGGTATGAAATCACACACACATATTGAAGGTAATACAAGATTTACTCAGACAATAACTTGCCCAGAGTGCGGCGGCAGCGGCGGAAAGCCAAGCACAAAATGTGAAAAATGCAGCGGCAACGGTAGAGAAGAGGTACAAAAAAACTTAAATGTTGAAATACCAGCTGGTGTCAGAAACGGAGAAGCAGTAACGATTCACGGTCAAGGAACGGATGGCAAAAACGGTGGCCCCCCAGGAGATCTGCATTTCATTATAGAAGTAGATTACCCTGACATGGATTCCATGTCGGAAGAAAATCTTGAAATGCTGAGGAAAATATTATGGGCCAAAGACGAAAAAATGGAATAATTTCTCTAGATGTCTCGTCTAAAAGCACCGGATGGTGTTACATGGTTAAAGATAACCTGAAAGCACACGGGTGTATACAGACAAAAAGGGGACATAGTCTCGAAGCCAGAATGCATGACTTCAAGACACAGTTAGCGAAAGTTTATAAGAAGTTTAACCCCTCTCATGTGGTAATTGAAGATGTTTATTACGCTAATAATGCTGTAACTTTTAAAGTGTTATCTTATTTTGCAGGCATAGCAAGAGAATTATCTTACGCTATGCTACACATAGAACCACACATGGTAACAACTGGCGAAGTTAGAGGTTATTTTGGTATCATGAAAAGGGGTGAAGGTAAAGAAATTGCCTTTAAAATGATGAAGAAACGCTATGCTCTTAAAGGATTTAACTTTAAAGATCATAATGACATAACCGATGCGATCACACAGGGTTTATATTATTATAATAAAGTAATCTCGGAGAAAGAGTGGCCTGAAAATGAAAAGCCACCGAAAGCTCGTAAGAAAAAGAGATCGCGGAGAACAAGGAAGAAACGGAAAAAATAGTTAGTTGGAGGAACATATGAAATGTAACGCTATGTCTGCTACACGCCTTAACACTTGGGTACAATGCGGATGGAAATACAGATGCTCGTACCACAGCGACTTGCCACGCGCTGATTCTATTTTCTTTAAGCTAGGTACGTCTGTTCATGGAGCTTTAGAATATGCCGGACAGCTTATCAAGGATTCATATGGACGTCCATTCACAGATGACGAAGTTAAAGACGTGATGGATAAATATCTAGAGTTGGCTGCAGCAGAGCGTATAGAAGATTTTGACATTCTAAAAGATGGCCAAGCTATGGTTATAAAAAAGTTGGGAAACTTCACGATAGGCCGTAGTATTCTTTCGCTTGAAAATAAATTCAGGATAGAGACTTATGAAGGTGTTCCATCGATCGGTGCGATGGATAAAATCGTAGAGATCGACGATGAGACTGTAGGAATCATTGATTATAAAACCAACAAGTGGGCTGCGAGCGCTAAAGATCTTAAGAGCGATATGCAATTATCATTTTACGATTTGGCGGCAAGCGTTATGTATCCGAAATACAAAAAAATTGTACTTATTATGGATTACTTGCGCGCGAAGCCAGTGTATTCTTACAGAACAATTGAAGATAGAAAGACCTTCGCTCAGTATGTTAAGGGGATCTATGATAGCATTCTCGAAACAGACGTAGAAGATCTTAAACCAAGCTTGAATCAATTTTGCGCTTGGTGCGACTATAAAACACACTGTCCAAAGTATGCCAAAACCATGGGTGCTGAAGATGTGTCGTATAGGCCAGCAGAATTATTAGGTACGGAAGAATTAATCAACGAGTATGATCTCATTAAGAACCAAAAGAAAATCGTAGAGAATAGAGAGCGTGAATTAAAGATGGTGGTAGCTGAGAAGATTAGAGAAGCTGGTGGCGACCTCTATGGTGAAGGTAAAAAAATAATAGTTAAACAATCTTCTAGATTGAATTATAATCCAGAAGAGGTGATGAAACTCATTCCAGCCCGAGACCTGAAAAAGATTGTCGCAATTAATAAAATGAAGTTAGATAGATATCTTGCTAATGATAGGCCAGACTTGAAGGACAAGGTGACAAAAACGGCAACATTTACTTTTAATAGTCCGTGGTTTGAGGTAAGGGCATATAAGGGAGGGGAGAATGGCAAAAAAGAAGATTAAAAAGAAAAAGAAAAAGCAAAAGTTCACGCTAAATGAGGGTCCAGCACAAGCCCCAGCATTTATTAAAGATCCTAATAAGAAGATACGGCTTGTGTATTATGGTGACGCACCACCATGCGCGACAGGATTTGCTACAGTTTCTAAGAACATTCTTATGGGCTTACATGAAACAGGGAAGTTTGACATAAGAGTTTTAGGAATCAACTATTGGGGAGATCCACATGAGTATCCATTCCCAATCTGGCCTGTTGGTACGAACCAAGATCGTGATCCTTATGGAAGAAAGAAAGTGTGTCAGATGATTGCCTCTTGGGACTTCGACATGCTTTTCTTTTTACAGGATAGTTTTATTCTTGGTTTCATTCCTGAGCTGCTTACACATTTGAAGCAACAAGGAAAGCAGTTTGTGAGTATGTGTTATTTTCCAATTGATGGCCTTCCAAAGAAAGAATGGGTGGATGCGGTAACCGCGGTGGATGTACCTGTTACTTATACACAATATGGCTACGACCAATGTGTTAAAGTTGTTCCAGGTTGTGCTGACAAATTGGAAATAATTCCTCATGGTGCAAATCCAGGTCATTTCCATCCTTTACCAGCTGACCAGGTCAAAAGCTTCAGAAGCCAGTATTTTGGCCCACAGGTCGATAATTTTATCTACATGAACCTGAACAGGAATCAGCAAAGAAAAGACATTCCACGTACGGTTTTGGCCTTTGATAAGGTTCACAGAGACGATCCTAAAACCACGCTGTACTTACACATGGCAATGCAGGATCAAGGTTGGAATCTTGTAGAAGTTGCAAAGACTTTTAATCTTGAGCCTACTGCAGATATTATTTTTCCTAGTGGTTTCGGTCCCAACAGTGGATTTCCAATTCAAAGTTTGAATATGATCTACAATACCTGCGATGCTGTGATTAGTACCACACTAGGTGAGGGTTGGGGACTGTCTTGGGTTGAAGCAATGGCTACAAAGACACCAGTAATTATGCCAAACAACACTGCTATGGCAGAACACATTGGTGAAGATCACGGCTATCTTATTGATAGTGGAACAAATCTCAATCTCCACACACTGTTGCCAAACGACAACGAGGTTCTAAGACCGACAGTTGACGTGGAACATATGGTTGAGCTTATGCACCACGTTAAGGATAATCCGGACGAGGCGCGCGAAAAAGCAGAAAATGCTTACAACTATGTGATGAATAACTTTGTTTGGGAAAAACATATAGTACCTCAGTGGATCGATTTAATTGAAGATGCCCTTGAAAGTGGCCCGACTTCTTTAGAAGAAAAGGAAAAACCTGGACAACAAACAATTTTGACTGAAGGTTTTTAGGAGAGTGAGATGGAAATAAAAGGTATTAAATACACAGCGCCTGTTTATGATGGGAGTGGTTATGCAGAGGCTGCGAGGCAGTACATACAGGCTTTACATGGTTTGGGCATACCTTTGACTGTTGAGCCGGTTACTTTCGAACCGGCAAGAACAGATCTTGGTGAGACAGGTAAGTTTATTAAAAGTTTGGAAGGAAAAAATATAGATTATAATGTTAAGATAATTCATTTAACTCCAGAACATTATG